TGTGATGCGCTACGGTTCGATCGACGGTTTCAAAAGATACGTTGAATCGCTCAAAAGTATTTCCGATTTTAATTTGCGCGACATGAAAATGAAAACGCACCGGGGCGAATTGATCAGCCGTGATCTAGTCGTTGGTTCGTTGGTTCCATTGATCGACGTGGCATATCAACGTTTGGTATCGGATGTGCCTTCGTCAATTACTCAACAATTGATCGCCCGAGTAGAAAGCGGGGGCGACGATGTGGTCATAGATTGCGAAAAGATAATACGCGACGCGGTTTCCCGTGTTTTGAAAAATACCAAAAATTCGATCATGAAAATGGAGATCCTAAAAGATGCAACTTGAACAGTTACCGCCCCACGCGCTAAAACTTGCCGTGAACAATTCGCGCACCCATTCCGACGAACAAGTCGAAGAAATCGCGGTAAGTATTAAAACATTCGGGTTTACTAATCCGATCCTGATTGATGAACAGCAAACGATCATCGCGGGCCACGGTCGATTGGCCGCCGCGCAACTTTTAAAATTAAACGTGGTACCGTGTATTGTGTTGCCGGGTTTAACTGAAACGCAACGCCGGGCATATGTCATTGCCGACAACCAGATCGCGCTTAATGCCGGGTGGGATCTTGATTTATTAAAGTTAGAAATCGAAGCGTTGTCGGATCTTGATTTTGATCTCGATCTGTTAGGGTTCGATGTTGGTTTCCTCGATGGACTATTAACCACACTGGACGAAGGAAGCGTACCCCCGGACGAAACGCCCGATTTTCCCGCGAAGCCGTGCAGCGTTGAGGGCGACGTGTGGATATTAGGCGATCACCGGATCATGTGCGGCGATTCGACTTCCGTTGATGCGGTCGAGAAATTATGCAACGGCCAAAAAGCACAATTGATCCATGCTGATCCGCCGTATGGCATGGGTAAATCGAAAGACGGCGTACACGGCGATAACATTTACCGCGAAGAACTCGATGCGTTCCAAATGGAATGGTGGACAACGTTTCGGCTTTTCGTTGTTGATAATGGCGCGGCGTACATTTGGGGCAACGCTCCCGATCTATGGCGTTTATGGTACGGCGGGAAAATTACGAACGAAGACGGCACGTTCCAAAAGTTACCCGGTTTAGGTGATACCGAACAATTCGAATTACGCAACGAGATCGTATGGGATAAAAAATCGATCCCCGGTATGAAGTCGGATCTTGTTACTCAATACCCGGAAGCGTCCGAGCGGTGTTTATATTTTCAAATAGGGCAACAATTCATTGGCAACATTAATACCGAGGATTATTGGGACGGGTGGGACGAAATCCGGTTATATCTTGAAGGTGAAGCGAACGCGGCCACATTGAGCCCCGCAAAGTGTCGAACCATTACCGACGTTCAAATGTACTCGCATTGGTTTTCAAAATCTCAATGGACGTTTATTCCTGAAAATCACTATAAAGCATTGGCCGAAGCGTTGCCGGGCCATTTCGAAAAACCTTATGCAGAATTACGCGCGATCCATAATCGGATCAAGGTTGGACACGGCAATCACATGAACGGGATACTTGGCGGCATGCGTTCGTACTTTGACAACGCACATGATGCAATGCGCGACGTGTGGGAATTCCCCCGGGTGATTGGTGATGAACGACACGGGCATGCAACGCCGAAACCGGTTGTAATGATGGAACGTGTAATGCGTTCGAGTTTACCGCGTAAAGGTTTATGCCTCGAACCGTTCGCCGGATCAGGTTCGACACTGATCGCGGCTGAAATAACCGGGCGGCGTTGTTACACGATGGAATTACAGCCGAAGTATGTAGACGTGACCGTTAAGCGTTGGGAAGCGTTCACGGGTAAAGATGCCGTACACGCCGACACCGGGATCGCGTTTAAAGAAATGATCGAAGCCCGTGAATATAGCTAATTTACTAAGTAAGACGAGCCCCGAATTGATCGAGGTTGCGAAAACCGCCGACGCGGAAACGCAATCAACGATCCGGTTCATCTTGACAAAGATCCAAGCAAAGGATCATCGAACCTTGATCAAATTTTTAGAAAATGAAGGATCGATCAATGAGATCAAGGAACCGTTCGACGAATACAAAAAAACCGATGTGGTTTCATTGGCTAAGTTGATCAAAGCGTCCGCGTTGAAATTAACCGTTGCGGCTTTGATCGCCGGTTTATTTATTATCCAAAGTGTTGCTGCAGGGGAACCGCTCCGGGTTGGATTTGTCGAACCAAAGGAAAATCGAACACTTGTCGAGCAAAGCCATGAAATAGAAAACAACGACACGCAATGGTTAAAGGATCAGATCGCCACATTGACTGATAGCCGGATCGATTTGAAGGTTAGCGAGTGGGCCGAAGAAAAACGATACCTACCACCACAAGTAACGTCGATGCCCGGTTATTATGATTATGCCGTCGCGCCTTTTCTTCGGGAAATTGCCGATTGCATGGCCGTGACTTCTCCGATCCGGGAAATTGATTTTATGAAGGCTGCACAAATCGGGGCAACGGTTGGTATTTTAGAAAATACGATCGGGTATGTTGTCGATCATGTTAAGGCGGCCCCGGTGATGCTACTTACTGCGGATGCGGAATTGGCAAAGCTGCGGGTAGAATCTTACATCACCCCAATGTTTCAACATTCGGATCTTTATCACTTGATCCGGTCGTCGGATGAATTTAACAAAAGAAAAACGGGTAAAACCGATAAAAAGATCGAATGGGCCGGGGGCGGGTTCCTTGTTCCGTTCGGCGCTCAAAATGCCGACAAGTTACGATCTATTTCGATCCGTTATTTATTAGAAGACGAGTGCGATGCGTTCCCGGAACGTGTCGGCAAAGATGGTGATCCGCAAAAGTTAGCGGAAGCCCGAACAAAGGCGTATCACGAAAGCAGAAAAATTTTAAGAATATCCACACCACTGATTAAAAACAAAAGCCGAATAGATCGCGGGTTTAAAAAAGGCGATCAACGGAAATATTTTGTACCGTGTAAAAGTTGCGGCGAAGAACAAGAATTAAAATTTTCAGGCGTTAATAAAGAAACAGGCCTCGTTTATGGTTTAACGTGGGAAATGGACGATGGTTTATTGATCGCCGAATCCGTGCGCTACGTTTGCAAACACTGTGGTCATGCACACCGCAACGCGGATAAGGCTTGGATGTTCCCGCGTGGTAAATGGAAAGCAACGGCACGACCAACAACCCCGGATCATCGTTCATATCATATCAACGCTTTATATTCACCGGTCGGCATGTTCCCGTGGTCGGCGGTTGTGTTGGCATGGCTCGATGCGTGGGACATAGAATCAAACACAACAAAAAATACCGAACTATTACAAGAATTTTATAATAATAATTTAGGCATGCCGTTTGAAGTGATGGGTTCAAAGGTTCGGTTTACTCAAGTGTCCGCACACCGTCGCGCGGTGTATCGACTTGGAGAAGTGCCGAACAATTATGCGATGAAACATTCGGGATCGCCGATCTTGTTCTTAACGTGTCAAGTTGACGTACACAAAAAGAATCTGGCCGTTTCGGTTATGGGTTGGACGGTTGATGCGAATTGTTATGTTGTTGATTATTGGCGGTTCGAAGTTCAAGGCGACGAAGACGACTGCAGCGAGATCACAAGCCCTGTATGGGGTCGTCTTCGTGAGTTAATCGAGGAAACCACATACACCGCCGACGATGGTAAAAAATACCGGATCGCATTAACGTTAGTCGATGCGGGTTATTCAAATGACACCGTGACGAATTTTTGCGCGGATTATATTTCGAACGTGTATCCCATTTTGGGACGCGATCGCCCGGCAAAGAATCAAACAATCAAAGAATTCGCAGAATTTAAAACACAAAGCGGTACCATTGGTTATCGGATCTTAGTTGATCACTATAAAGATCGATTGGCCCCGGTGCTTCGTCGTGAATGGACAGAGGAAGCCGGGCTACAAAAGGCGTACCACTTCAACGCCCCGGTAGATATAACCGATAAACAATTAAAAGAATTAACAGTAGAAACACGCCGCGAAAAACAAGACGACAACGGCGGCACGACTTATTATTGGCATAGACCGGGCAACGCGCGGAACGAATTGTGGGATCTATTAGTTTATGGAAATGCAGCGGTTGAAATCCTAGCGTGGAACATTTGCATCCAACATTTTGAACTCGAGACGATTGATTGGCCCCGGTTTTGGGAATATATCCAAACCGAGGCGCTTTACTATGATGAATAATTGGGTAATACTTCGAAAATGAATAGCGCATTTATACAAGCCCGCATTGATGCAACGAAATTGCAGATCGTCGCGTATGAAGATGCAACCCTTGCGTTGGCTACCGATGGTATTCAGTCTTATAAATTAGATACCGGGCAAACCGTGCAAACGGTTACCAAACTTGATCTAACTGCATTAAATAAAACAATTGATTCGCTTTATAACCGATGCGCTACACTTGAAGCGCGACTTAATGGAAGTGGCACAACAACCGCGAGGCCGGATTGGTGAATGAAGACTTACAAAATAGAATTTTTGAATTAACCGGGCAAACCGGATACGAAATCAAGCCGGATGCTAATGCGTTGCAAGTCGATGCGTTGTCGCCCTTCGTCAATACTCAATTTGATGGCGATAAATTTTTCGGCGGGTTCGGTGCTACTCAAATTCAAAATATAGATTATTGGACATTGCGCCAACGGTCGTCCCAACTATTCAACGACAATTTATATGCGCGTGGTATTATTCGCCGCCTTGTTACGAATGAAATCAACACCGGACTAACTCCCGAAGCATCACCGGACGAACAGATCATCGGCGTTCCCGAAGATAGCCTGAACGATTGGACTGAAACGGTCGAAACCCGTTTTGCTATATGGGCCAAAAATCCAAACCTATGCGATTGGAGAAGAAAAGATACGTTCGGAGCCATTCAACGCAACGCACGGGCCGAAGCATTAATAAGCGGCGATGTGTTATTTATAATGCGACAAAATCCACGCACGAAACTTCCAATGATTCAACTTATAAGCGGTAACAAAGTACAAACACCTCTAGGCGGTCATGGAAGCGCCCGCAAAGGCAACAGCATAAAACACGGGGTCGAACTTGATCCGGTTGGGCGTGTTGTTGCTCATTGGATCAGACAAGATGATGGAACCACAAAACGCATCCCGGCATACGGTGAAAAATCAGGCCGCCGCATTTCGTGGTTGGTGTTTGGAACCGACAAACGTTTGGATGATGTACGCGGACAGCCGTTGTTGTCGCTTGTGTTGCAATCATTAAAAGAAATAGATCGCTATAGAGACTCGACACAACGTAAGGCGGTCATTAATTCGATCGTTGCATTGTCCGTTGAAAAGGACACCGACAAAATGGGATCGTTACCGATCAGCGGTAGTGCTGTTCGTCGTGATCAAGCAACGGTAACCGACGGCGACGGATCAGCGCGAACGTTGAACCTAGCAAGCCAAATACCGGGTGTTATCGCCGAAGAATTACAAACCGGCGAAAAATTAAATTTTCATGGAACAGGTGGTACGGATTCAGACTTCGGAACATTCGAGGGAGCGATCGTACAAGCAGTAGCATGGGCTAATGAGATCCCGCCGGAAATTTTAACGCTTGCGTTCTCTAATAATTACAGCGCAAGCCAAGCTGCAATCAATGAATTTAAAATATACTTAAACAAAGTGTGGTCAGAATGGGGCGAAACGTCCTGTTCGCCTGTTTATGTTGAATGGTTAATAGCTGAAACGTTATTACAAAAAATTAAAACGCCGGGCTTGTTGGAATCATGGCGCAACCCTGAAATGTACGATGTTTTCGGCGCATGGGTTTGTGTTGATTGGTACGGCTCGATCAAACCTTCGACCGATATGTTAAAACAAGCAAAAGGATCGAAATTGCTAATTGATGAAGGGTGGTCGACTAATGCCCGCGAAGCACGGATCACAACCGGCACAAAATTTTCGAAAAACATAAAACGTTTAAAACGTGAGAACGATTTAAAACTTGAAGCGTTCCGATCAATGATGGAATTCGAAAAAGAACTTGCACAACTTGGACAACAACCCGAAGCAAGTCGGGCCGAAGAAATAGACGCGATGGTCGAAGGTATCACCGAAGCATTGGAAGCCGCAGGGCATGATGCCGACTTTATGGAAGGGTTCCGTGAGGTGATGGAAAATGCCGCCGGGTGATCAAAAGTTAAAAGGTCGTCTGGTTGCGATGAATCTTTTACAAAAGACGAAGCCATCACCACAACCCGAAAAAGTCGAACCGGTATCGCTTGATACCGATCCGATTGTTGAAGCGATCCAAAAATTAACAGAAAACCGCGCGGACTTAACACCGATTGTTGAAGCAATCGGATCGGCGAAGAAGGATGATCTCGATCTTTCTGCAATCGTAAACGCTATAAATAAAATCGAGTTAGATACCAGTATTAATCTTGACCCGGTTGTCGCACAACTTGAAGCGGTCGCAAAAAAACCGCCGACCGATTT